CCCTTGGCTTCGTCGTAGAGGTCATCGATATGCATACCCATCGCTTCTACGGGTGGAGCGTTCGGGATCATGCCGCCCTCCGTGCCAGACGGAACGCCAGGCGCTCGATAGCTTGCTCGGGAGTAGCGCCAGTCTGAAACACACCGCGATTGACCTGATAGTCTATGCGGTTGTCAGGATAGGCGAGGAAGAAGTGGCCGCCGGGTAGCTCTGCGTACTCTGCACGCTCTACCGTGAAGCCGGTTGCTTCGTCATGCCAGATGGCTGGTTCACTCACCATTGTTAGGGTCTTTCTGAATGAGTGCGGCGCTGGCTATTTTGGCGCTTTCTTTCTTGGCCACCGCGTACCCGTCTGCGAAGGTATCTTCCCCGCCATCGATTTCGTGGGTTGCCTCAGCGACAATTTGCTCAAGCGCCTTTCTCAGTCTCTCTGTATCGGACATGATGGCTATCCTTGTGAGGGTGGGAGGGGAGGTGTTTGGGCGTCTGCGCTTTGCGCACCGCTCTGGCGGGCTTCGCCCTGAGCCACGTTCCGTGTCTCAGCCGTGCCGGCGCCTGCCGCTGACGCGATCAATGGCATACTGAAGCCGGCCGCGTTGCGGTGACCGCCGCCGCCAAAGATTGCCGCCACAGCCGACACATCTTGGCGATCGTCACGACTGCGGAGGCTCCACATGCGCTTGCCCCTGCTTTCGAACCACATGGCGGAAAATGGGGCGTTGGTGTGCTTGTCTAGTAGGGCGTGCCCCACCTCGCTTGCGAACATGGGCGGGCAATTGACCACGATTGGGTTATGTTCGGCCAACCCCTCATAGCTGGCGAATGACGCGATCTCTTCGACCTTGGCGTCAAAGAAACGCTGCATCGCTCGCGCCTCGGTCATAATTTCGTGTCCGTCGCGGCCATCCTCCAATTGCTGTGCCAGCAACTCGAAACGGTCGAAACTGAACGGCTCGGCACGTAGCCAAAGTGAAAACGGCTTTGTATCTTCCATAGTGAAGCGCCACAGATCGCGGTCTTCGATCAATTTGATGAGCATCGGGACCGTCTCATCATGGCAAAACTCCCAAGCCAGACGGGCGCCAGACTTGTTCATGTCGAACAGCGCTGCGATCGGTTGGCCGACGAACTCGTCATTCTGTGCCACCGCCTTCATGGGCGCGTCACCGGCCCAGAACTCGCCAGACACGTCGTCGATTGCCCAATCGTCCAAATCTGCTTGCGCTGTTTTGTGGTGATCGAGAACGATGACCGAACTCGCGGCCCTGCCCATTTCGCGCAGAACGTCCCGCTTATAGCTGAAGTCCACCATGAGAACGTGCTTACCGGCCACATCGGGCGGCGCTTCTCCGTAGTTGGCGGGCACGTACTGGCAGGCATCGCGCCAGCGCATCCAGCACGCCCAGGCCGCGCCGAAGCCGTCCGCACAATGATCGTGATAAATAACGATGTCGGGCTGATATACGGTCATGCGGATTCTCCTTCGCGATAGTGGCCGGCGCCCGGCAGGGCCGAGACAACTTGTTGGCTCGGGGTCGAAGACCCGCCAGAACGGCGCGAGCAAGGCGAGCGCATCGCCCGCTCTTCCATCATTTCTTCGTATGCCTTCCGAGCAACATTCCCGTTAGTTTCCATCCATTTACTATTAGGACCAGGAATCTCCAGGCTATCGAAAAGCCGGTCTATGAAACTCATCGCTCGTTCCAATATCCAAAGTTCAACCCACGATCGGCAGTAAAGAAGGGGGTCATGAGGACTTTGCCAGTTCGACAAGGCGAGCCGTGACGACGGGGCTAAGTTGCACCGTTCTGACATGACGCTGGATCACTGACCCGCGCACTACGTCGATCTGGAAATCCTCATCGGCCGCCGCGTCGATCGCATCAGCTTCCGCGCGCAACATTTTAGCGCGGTGGCGGATGTGTTCGATCATGCCGGCTGCCGAAAGCTCTCCCCATTCCGCTAGGCCGCTACCAAACTTGGAGGTTGGCAAATGAATGGTCGTGAGCAAGGGTGCAGCCATTACAAATATCCACGGTTGAGCGCCCTATCCGGCGCAAAGAAGGGATCGACAGGCTCAGCACATTCCATTGCGCGAGCATCGGAAGCCCATGCTTCCTCTGTTTCCTGCCAGAGGGTCAGGTCGATGATGGAGAGGCATTCAAGACACGTTCCGTCTTCATCCATCTCTGACATTGCTGTGCAGGAGGGACAGTAACGGAGGGCGTTGTGTTCGGTCAGGGTGGCGGGCGCGTTCACTTCGACGCCTCAGCGATAAGGCGAGCGATCTGCTGATTTGCTGCCGTAATAGCGGCCGTCATTCGCGCGGAAAGCTCGTCTTGCGCGGCTCTGCGTCGGCGTTCGTACTCGCCAGCGATACCGCCAATCGAGTCACTCACGCGCTCTGCCGTCGCCTTGTCGGCGAACGACCCAACAACCTCAAGGATGCCGCACTGGCGGGGATAGTTGGCGCCGACGAACTTGACCAATCGCGGGGTGACCTTCTCGGCCTGCTTCATCTCGACAGCAACTTTCTGATATCCAGTGGCCGATCGGAACAGCACCCAATCGCCGCGCGATGGGATTGAAGCCTCTGGTCGAGACGGCGAAGCTGGCTCGATCGGCGCAGCCGACGAAAGCCCGGTCGGCAACGCCGACGCGCCACTATCCTGCCCCTCTTCTAGGTGAGCGTGAGCGGTCAAGCCAACGACGCCTTACATTCGTTGACGGTCGAGAAGACTTCACCAGCATTGCGCGAGCCCTTGGGCTGATACTGGAAACCGGCGCGAACGCTGCGGATGGTCCCGACTTCAGATCCGTCGAGATATACGACTATCCCGCGAGCCAGCTTTTTGTACGTAAGGGCCATATTCCGCCTCCAACACTCTGATCGTGTTGAAGGGGTGTTACCGATAATCGGTTATGACGTCAATACCGAATTTCGGTTATTTTGGTTTGGATGCATTTTTCCCGGCGAGGACGAAGCGCGCGGACCAATATAAGAGAAGGGCGGCCAGCCACCCTATAACGCAACACGCCAGGGCAAAGCTGAACGCTAGTTGCCACATATTGCCCTCGGCCGCCGACACACGCTCAAACCCAGCCTTCGAGCTGTCATAGCAACGACGCCAGGCCGTGTTGAACTTGTCGATCGGGACGTTGTAGACGGCGCGATAGCAAAGGTCGGCAGATGAGTAGACCAACCCCGTGCGCTCATGCTCGTCGCGGTGCTCGAACCAGTAGGTTCCGATCGGCAGCCACCAGAGCGACAGGATTAAGCAAAGGCGGACATACCAGCCCAGCCTCAAAGTGGTGAACCCGTCCAGACAACGCGGCCCAATACGATGAAGTCGCAATCGCTCACCAGAAAGGACTGGTGATCCTCGTTATCCGACATAGGCTCAAAGCGCGGCGGCTTGGCCCGATACGCCTTCACCGTCACTTCATGCTCGCCATTCTGGATAAGGTAGCACTTGCTGTCCGTGAGAGACTTTTGGCCAGGGTCAACAACGATCCACCCGCCATCGCGGATTAGCAAGTTCATGCTGTCGCCGACGACCTCAACCGCGAAAGCTCGGTTGCTGGCAATGCCGGCGGGTATGGTCATCCGGGGGCCTGGCATGTCCACAGCTTCGCGCCAACGACCGGCGGACGCCATCCCTATCACCGGCACGCTCTGGACGCCCACAGCTCCTTCAGGGGCCAAGCGCAGGAAGTCGTAGATCTTGGCGGCCTCGGCAATCTGTACGCGGCGCTCGCCCTTGAAAATCTTTGCCAACGCGGACTTATGGGTAAGCCCGATCGCCTTGGCCAAGGTTTCCTGAGTGACGCGCTGATCGCGCATCGCCTCCCTAACGCGGTCCAGATCAAATGCGGGTTCAGCCATAGACCGATTATGGCGCTCATCCAAAATTCCGAAATCCACCAAAAACGGTAACGACGGCTCTTGCAAAGAGTACCGATAATCGGTAATAGATGAGCTATGCATGTAGTTCACACGATCTTCAAGGCGTTCGGTGGCACAAGCGCGATTGCCGATAAGGCGAACGTGCCGCAGCAAACCGCGAGCTATTGGAAGACAAGAGAGCCGCCAGAAATTCCGCCATCGCAGCGCCTTGGCGTGATGCTGGCGGCTCAATCAAATTCGGTCGAGCTACCGGCCGACGCGCTGAAATATCTCCAGTCGCGTGATCGCACGCCGCCGGCAGCGCAATGCTAGACCGGGCCACCGATAACGATCCTGCCGCCGGGCAAGTGGGCAATCTTTTGCCCGTCAGCTGCGCACATATCCAAAGCAACGGATTGCGCGCGGGCAAGGTTGGCAAAGAACGTGTGCCGAGTGAGCGCCAAATGGACCGCTCCCCCGCTGTCGGTAATGTGGACGTGTTCGCCTCTGATCTCAAAGTCGAGGACAGAATCCACCAATATGGCGCTACGCATTTACACCCCTCCCGCTGGTGCCGCGCCAACAAGCGCGGAACTGGAAGGGTTAATCCACTTTGGTTTGATCTTGCAACATATGTTAGCGCCCGAAACGGCCCTACCGCGTTGTTTAATAGTCGTTTCGCACAAGATACGACACTAGCGGTTCGTTTACCATCGGGCGCGTCGGCATGACCGCCACGTTCCCCCGCCGCACCGTCACGATCGATAACGTGTCCGAGCCTGGTAGCTGGGCGCGCTCTATCGCTCGCGGTTGCCTGAATGGCTCCAGCCTTTCGCCCGTCGCGGATCTGAACGGGCGCAGTCGTTCGCAATCCAGCAATCCAACCAATCAACATGGGGAAGCCTCATGAGCGACATACTTCTTATCGTGGTCGCCGTCCCGATCGGCATCGGCGCGACCGGGCTGCTCGGCCTCATCCTTCAGCCGCGCGACTACCCGCGTCGCCGCTTCACCAAGATCGATCGGGGTCAGACTCCGTTCCATGGCCGCAACAACTAATCCTGGGGAGGAATAAGATCATGCCTGACAATGTTGCGATCATCCGCGAGCGCCAGTGCGGCATTCGTCGTGAGATCGACCGCCGGGGCATCGCCCTCAAGCTGGTAGCTGCTGACAGCCGCATTCCCTACGAAACGCTGCTCACCTATTTCCCGCAAGAGGGAAGCCGGGAGCCCGCGCAAATTCCCGGCGGCGCAATCTACGCGCTCTGCGAGGGTGAGGCGCTCCCCGCTGATCTGCTGTCGCTGCTGCTGCCCAACGGCTGGCAAGTCGTCCGCGTCCCTGAGGGCGTAGATCACGACAAGGTTGCGGAACTCGCTGCGGACTACCTCGCGGCGAAGAACGCCACGCACCACCCCGAGAGCGAAGCTGGCCGCGACATTGGGCCGGGTGAAGCTGCGAAGCTCACCGGGAAACTCGTTCAGTTGAGGGCTGCGGCATGAGCAAGACATGCAACCAATGCGCCAAACCGGTCAGTCGCGCCTCTAGGGGCCTTTGCCGGCTATGCGCGCTAGCCATCACGCGGAATAACCCGGAGGTACAGACAAAGCGCCTGGAGCGCCTTCGCGCCGCGCTGCGCACCCCCGAAGCCCGCGAAGCAAAGAGTATTGCCCGCGTAAAGCTTGAGCAAGAGCGCGCCAACGACCCGGCATGGATCGAATACAAGCGCCAGTGCGGCCTTCGCGTTAGGGCGCTATACGACGCCAGCCCGGACGGAAAGGCAAAGAACCTCGCCAAGCGCGCGGAAGTCGGCATTAAGGTTCGGGAGCATTGGCTGGGCTGGTGCCCGGTCGATCGCCGCGACGAATACGAACAGCTTCGCCGCAAGATTGGCTCCGGTGCTGCCAGAGAGGCCATCGAAGCCGAGATCCCCGGCACGATGGCGCACGCCCAAAGGATGATCGCATCAACCGAGCTGGCAATGCGCGTCCGCGCCGCCAACGTCGCCCGGCAGGAATACTAGGTCATGGCGGGGGGCTATAGCACCGTCGCGCTACCGTGGCCCCCCAGGGAGCTACACCCGAACGCGCGTCCGCATCACATGCAGCGCGCCCGTGCGGCGAAGGCATATCGTACGGTAGCATTTTGGGCGGCTGAGATGGCCGGCGTGATTGCCCCGACTGACGGGGAGGTCATGCTGTCGGTGACGTTCAATCCCCCTGACAATCGCAAGCGCGATCTGGACGGAATGTTTGCCGCAAGCAAGGCCGGGTTCGACGGGATCGCCGACGCGCTTCAGGTCAACGATTACCGCTTCGCCTTCACAATCCGCCGTGCCGAACCGCTCAAGGGCGGCAAGGTGGTTATTGCGATCGGGGAGGGCGCTAATGGGTAAGCGCTCATCCTTCGAGCGCATCCCGCGCGACTTCTACCCGACCCCACGCGAGGCCGTAGCGCCGCTATTGCCGCACCTATCGCCGCGCACCCGGTTCGTAGAGCCATGCGCCGGTAATGGGGCGTTGATCGCTGCGTTGGTAGCCGCTGGTCATCAGTGCACCTACGCATTCGATATCGAGCCACAGCGCTCGGATATCCATATCGGTGACGCTCGGATTGAGTTGAGCGCTGGCTACGGCGCGGATTGTTTCATCACGAATCCGCCGTGGGATCGACGCCTACTCCATCCCATCATCACCAACCTGTCCGACCGGCTACCCACATGGCTGCTGTTCGACGCCGACTGGCAGCATACCCGTCAGTCCGCCCCGTATCTGCCGCGACTCCGCAAGATCGTGAGCGTCGGGCGGGTCAAGTGGATTCCTGACAGCAAGATGACGGGCAAGGACAATTGCGCCTGGCACCTGTTCGATCGCCCATCGGAAGCCGCAGCGCTGTTCTTCGGGAGATTGGCGGCATGACCCTCTACGAACGCTACATCTCCACAGCTTCCCGCGATGATCTGGCCGTTCTGCGTCCCGACTGGTGGGCGCGATCGTCAGGCATTCCACTCGATACGATCACCGGCTGGATAGCAGCACGTGTCAAGGATCTGGACGATCAGGACATCATCCGGGCTCGCCCTGAGGCGGTGCCTGAGTGATCGCAGAGGCGCTCCGTCACATGCTGGCGGCTGGTATGCCCCACGAAGCTATCGTGGCGGCAGTCGCCGACATGGAAGCATCCATCGCCACCACCGACCCTGTTGCTGACAAGCGGCGAGCCTATGACCGCGAGCGGAAGCGCCTCGCTAAGATCGATCATTCCACCGGAATTCCACCGGAGTCGGCGGAAACCGCGGAATTGGTCCCCGTCCTTGATAAAGAAACGTCCCCCAGACCCCCTAAAGAAATTAATCCTACCCCCCGTGTGAGACGGGCGCGCGAGGCTGGCACACGATTGCCCGATGATTGGAAGCCGTCGCGGTTCAACGACGGCACGGTAGCCCGAGAGGTCGTTGACCGCCGGGGCCAGGATTGGGGCCGCAGAGCCCGCGAAAGCTTCGAAAACCACTGGCGCTCCGCGAACGGTCCGAACGCCGTCAAGCGAGACTGGCAAGCCGCATTCGCGAATTGGGTAATCGAGCAGGACAACCGAGATGGATCACGACCAGGACAACGACCAGCAAGCCAATCGGGGCACGGTAGTACGGTTGACGCCGCGCAGCGGTTCCTCGCTCGCCATTCGGCCGCAGCCGGCCAGCCTTCCTGAGTTCATCACCGCGCTAACCCCGTGCCTGCAACTGTGCGCCCCGGTCGGCATGACGGTAGAGGATCGGGATACGTGGTTCGACGCCGCGTACATGGCCGTTGGCCACTTACCGCCTGACGTGCTTCGGGCCGCCGCACTTCGGGCGATGCAGACGGCAGACCATCCGAGCAAGATCGTTCCCGCCATCATCCGCGAGACGGAGCAGGCCAAGGCTGGCCCGGTCGCAGGGTTCACGTCCGCCCCGAATTTTGGCGTTGGTGGCGATCGTTTCGAGCCCGACCGGCGCCCGCCAGAGGAACGCGCCGCCGTCGCTCAATCGATGGGCGCGCTGCTCAAGAAACTGAAGGCCGCCAATGGCATTCCGTAGATGGCCAAACAAGGGATACCCGCCGCGCGATCCAACCGCGCCGTTGGGAATCGAGTGGGCGAACGGAGTCATCTCCAAGCACGCCTACACCGCCGGCCAGCTCATCTGGAAGCTTAGGGTGATGCCCACGACATAGCGTGGTTTTGGCGAGTGAACGGACAGGACGATTTGGAGGAAGCGAGATGATCGAATTTGGCGAACGCGCTTATGCCTACAGCGACCCCCAAAGCATGGGTCGTTGGGTATCGCTCTACCTCGCCAGCTATGGCCAGGACGGCAAGCGGGCGGTTGCAACAAACGTCACCTTCGATGTGGTCGAGGATGGTTCTTACATCTCGCCTACCATGCGGATTCCGCGAGAGAATGCTCAAGAGCTGATGGACAGCCTTTGGCAATGCGGCCTGCGTCCAATCATGGGCAAGCAGTCCGAGGGCGTCACCGCTGCACAGGCCCGCCACTTGGAAGACATGCGCGCGGTCGCCTTCGCAAAGCTCAACATCGAAAAACCGCAGTAACTCATTTCAAGGGTGGGGTATCATGGCAAAGCGAACGAAACTGAAGATCGACACTCGCGGGCCGCTGCAAAAGCTGGCTGATGCGGAAGCTGCGAACGATCACGCCGCGCCGCTCGTCAACGAGTTCGCGGCCAAGCATGGCGACTACGATCGCAACCTAACTAAGGTCGTCAATCGCGGCGGAACTCCGGTTGACCGCTGGCTCGCCGCCAAGCAGCTTTCGTCCACGCAGGAACGCGCGATCGGCCATTGCCTGACACTCTGGCTCAAGATGCGCTCGCCCTCAAGGGGGCTGGTGGCCAACCTCGACCGAACAGCATTTGGAACGACGCAGCACTCCCGCGACACGGCGGATGACGCGATCGACCAGATGGCAGAGATCAAGGCCGGCATCCCCGCTCAATATTGGGCGATCTACGAATCCGTATGCAGGGACGGGGAGCCGGCCGGCGTTGCAGGATCTACCCTGGCGAACAACAAGCGATCGAGCATTGACGCAGCCCGCACAGTGGTTTGCTTCGTCGCGGATTTAATTGCGATGCGATACCGATTGTAGGTTGACATTAGGTGCGCAGCGGAGTAAGGGAACCGTATAAATTCGGAGAATTGCGCAAAACGCAGTTCGTTAGGGCTCGCCGGGAAACCGAGCGGGCTTTTTCTTTGGGCTTCGGCCCGACCAGCAAGCGTGTCATCTGACGCAAGCACATCCTCCCTATGCTGGCTGAACGCGAGCAGCGCTGGACGACTTGCTGGGTTAATCGAAGGGATGGCGATGAAAGCGATCGACACCGTTTCGCGTTCCGATCGCCAACGCCAACTGATCGACGATGCCGCACAGCTAGCGGATGACGTTGACGAGAGTTCCGAGCTGGTCGGGTATATCCTGTTAGCCGCATACTCGGATGGAACAACGCGCACCGCCGGCTACCGCCCATCGTCCGAAGATCACAAGATCGGCGCGGCTCTGTGGGAAGCCTGGATGCGCGACACGCTCGACGGCCACATCATTTACCGAGAGAGTGTTTCCGCAACGTACGATGTGTTGAACGGCGCGGTTTGATGCACTGGCGTCTTATCGCCCTGCACGCCCTCAAATCCGCTCTTGTAGAAGCAGCACGGCAAGTCGCCTCGATAGCTGAGAAGCGACACGAAACACAGTCGATCAAGTAACCCACCCAAGCCTGCCCACCCGATCGGGAGCAGAAACGCGGGGAATTTAATAGTGGCAGATACGAAACCCCCTGCGGCAGGTCGCGGGCGTCCTAAAGGTGCGCTCAACAAGACGACGTTGATCGCCAAGGAAGCAATCGCGTTGGCGGCCGAGAGTCTGGGCGGGACAAAGCGCCTGGTGGCGTGGGCGAAGGAAGATGAGAAGAACGAAGCTGCGTTCTGGACCACGATCTATCCGAAGCTGCTCCCGCTGCAAGTGAATGGCCCCGGCGACGGCGGCGAGCATATCCACAAGGTAGTGCGGGAAATTGTCCGCCCTTCGAATACCAACGGCTGAGGCGTTCGAACCTTTGCTAGCACCGGCCCGGTACAAGGGCGCATGGGGCGGGCGAGGCTCGGGCAAGTCTCACTTCTTCGCCGGGCTGTTGATCGAGGACGCGATTGCCGAGCGCGGCTTGCTGTCGGTGTGCATTCGCGAGGTTCAAAAGTCTCTCGCTCAATCGTCCAAGCGCCTGATCGAAACGAAGCTGTCCGACTTCCGCTTAGGCGAAGCTGACGGGTTCAAGGTGTTCAAGGAGCTGATCCAGACGCCGGGGGATGGTGTCATCATCTTCCAAGGCATGCAGGATCACACGGCGGAATCGATCAAGTCGCTGGAGGGGTTCAAGCGAGCGTGGCTGGAGGAAGCGCAGACGGTATCGGCGCACAGCCTATCGCTGCTTCGTCCGACGATCCGAGCGCCAGGCTCACAGATCCTCGCAAGCTGGAACGCCCGACGCAAGAGCGACCCGGTTGATGTGATGCTGAGAGGGGCTGAGAAGCCAACTGGTGCCGTCGTGGTGCAGGCCAACTGGCGCGATAACCCGTGGTTCACTCCCGAGCTTGAGCAAGAGCGTGTGGACTGCCTCCGAATGCAGCCAGACCAATACGAGCACATTTGGGAAGGCGGCTACATCACCGTTGCCGAGGGCGCCTATTACGCCAAGCAATTGACGGCAGCCAAGACCGAGGGCCGCATTGGCAAGGTCGCCTTTGACCCGCTGATGACGATCAGGCTGTTCGTTGACATTGGCGGCACTGGCGCAAGGTCAGACGCCTTCTCGATGTGGCCGGCACAGTTCATCGGCCGCGAGATACGCACGCGAGACTATTACGAAGCGGTTGGCCAGGATTTGGCCACCCACCTCAATTGGCTGCGATCGAAGGGATACACGCCTGACCGCGCTGAGTTCTGGCTACCGCATGATGGTGCGACACATGATCGCGTGATCGACGTGTCGTACGAAAGCGCGCTCAGAGATGCAGGCTACAGCGTGACGGTCATTCCCAATCAGGGGAAGGGCGCCAGCGCTGCCCGGATCGAAGCGGGGCGGCGCATGTTCCCGTCTATCTGGTTTGACGAAGAGACGACGCAGGCCGGGCGGGATGCCTTGGGATGGTATCACGAGAAGAAAGACGAAGCGCGGCAGATTGGCCTTGGTCCCGAGCATGATTGGGCAAGCCACGGCGCCGACGCCTTTGGTGCGATGTGCGTCGCTTACGAAGAGCCGCGCAAGTCCGCAAAGATCACCTATTCCAGCAGGGGCATTGCTTGATGAACGAAGCTCCAGCGCCCGACCAGATTGATGGTGGCGAAATCGTCCGCCAAATCGCCGAGTTGCTTGAATCGGAAGGATGGGACGTGACCGACACTTCCCTAATCCCGATGGACGTTCGCATGGCCGCCGTCCGCAAGGTCATGGCATGATTGACGCCCCCGAGCTTCTCCAGTTCCTCGAGCAGGAGGAAACGCGAGCCCGCGACAACACGCTAGACGAACAGCGCGCGGCATTGCTCGGCTTCTACAACGGTGAGCCCTACGGCGATGAAGAGGATGGGCGTTCGCAGCTCGTCACTCGTGACGTGGCCGAGGTCGTTGATCACATGACGGTCGCCGTTCTCCGTACGATGGTGTCGGGGGACAAGATCGCTGAGTTCGAAGACAGCGATCACGACAACGATGATGACGAAGAAGGTGAGGCGGCAGAGCAAGGTCAGACCCAGGCCGGGCCTGACGGGCAGCCAATGCCGCAGCAGCCGAAGCGCAACCCGATCGGGCCAGCACAGCAGGCAACAGAGGCGATCCACTACCTCTTCATGAAGAAGAGCCGTGGTTATGCCGTGCTTCACGACAGCCTGAAAGCCGGGTTGCTGGAAAAGACGGGTTGGGTGAAGACATACCCCGAAGCGGTCCCGCCCAAGCGCAGCGAGCACATCGTTCCGGCAGAAATGCTGTCGATGATCGAGGCTCAGGAAGCCGAGCCCGTCGATCCTGACAACGAGGAAGGCGATTGGCGCGTTGTAACGCATGAGCCGAAGCCCCCCAAGTTCTGCGTTGACGCTATCCCGAACGAGGAAATGCTAGTCTCGCCCGACACGCGCGACCTGATCTCCACCCCGTACATTGCCCACCGCACGCAAAAGACGTTGAGCGACTTGCGGGAGATGGGCTTCGACGTATCCAACGACGTGTCGGGCAGCGACAGTTACATTGATAGCGGCCTGTCGAGTGCGCGCGAGCCGAACCGCAACCAGATGTCAACGCTGGTTGAGCGTGACGGTTCGAACCGCAAGGTCTGGTTGCTGGAGGAATATACCCGCTTCGACGTGAACGATGACGGCGTGTCCGAGTTCATCTGTGTGCATCGTGCTGGCCGTGAGATCCTCAAGATCGAAGCTGTTGACGAGCATCCGTTTGAATATTGGTGCCCGTTCCCGATGCCACACCGGTTGGTCGGGCAATCGCTCGGTGACAAGGTGGCGGACATTCAGCGCACCAACTCGGTATTGCTGCGTAACGCCATGGACTCGCTCTACATCGGTCTGGCGCCGCGCACGTACGTCAACGAAAGCGCGATCGGCGAGAGCACGATTGACGACCTGCTAACGGTGCGCCCGAACGCGATTGTGCGTTGGAAGGGATCGATCAAGCCAGAGACGGTCAGCAATCAGGACACGTCGGCTACCGCATTCCAGGCTATCGAGTTCATGATTGGCCAGCGTGAGAGCCGCACGGGCATTACGCGCCACAATCAGGGCTTGGACGCCGACACGCTCAACAAGACCGCTACCGGCATGGCGCTGCAGACGGCAGCGGGTGAGCAGATTCAAGAGTACGTCGCGCGCAACTTCGCTGAAATGCTGGTCGCGCCGCTGTTTGCCAAGATCTACCGCCAGCTTCGCGAGTTCGGCAAGCCGTTCCCGATGCGGATCGACGGGCAAAAGGTCATGGTTGACCCCAGCCAGTGGCCGGAAGAGATCGATATCAACGTTCGCGTTGGCTTGGGTTCGGGGCGCAAGGATCAACGCCTCCAGTACCGCATGGAGCTTCTGAGCATCCAGCAGGCGGGCATGGCGGCCGGTCTGGCGGAAGTGACGCCGGACAAGATTTACAACAACGTCAAGGGGCTGATCGAGGATTGCAACCTTGGCGATCCGAACGACTATTGGGGCGACCCCGCCAACTCGCCGCCCACACAGCCGAAGCCCGATCCGGCGATGGCCAAGGCCCAGGCGGACGCACAGCTTGCCGCGCAGAAGATGCAGCACGACCAGCAATTGTCCGAGGCGCAAATGGCGATGCAGGCTCAAGAGGCGTCGCTTAAGCTCGACACGATGCGTTCGACCGCTGATCAGCAGGCGCAGCTTGCCCGCGAGAAGGCCACGTTTGAGGCTGACCTTGCCGAGCGCACGTTCATGACGAACGCCGCACTAGCCGAGCAGAAGCAGGCGCATGATTTGCAGATGGCGCGTGAGAAGCACGACCATGATTTGAGCATTTCGGCCGCCGCACATGACGCCAAGGTGCACCAGATGAAGGCTGGCGGGGATTTGGCGAAATGACGCCTGACAGCGAATGCACCCATGGCAACGCCGACAAACCGTATTGCTATGAATGCGTGAAGGAACGGGCTGCCCAACGTTGCCTAGACAAGCAAGAGGGTTGGCGCTGGGGATTGGCCGTTCGCGATCCCGCTACAGGCAAGGATATGCAGCATGCAGCCTGACGTGATCGTCCTAGGCCAGCAAGCCGAACGCGCGATGGAGCAGTTCCTAGCGCCCGCGTTCGACGCTGTGGCTGAGGCATACACCGCGCGTCTGTCCGAGGTCGCGGCTTCCGAGCCGTGGGCGTCCGACAAGATCGTCAAGCTGGCCTTGGCTAACCGCGTGCTTCGCGAAGTGCGCAACCAGATCGAAGCCGTGATTGCCGCCGGTGACGTGGCGAAAGCCGATCGCGCCCACGCAGATAAGATTGCAGCCATCCCGATCGAGCGCCGCAAGCTCATGGGGATGCTCTAACAGTCCAATGGGGAACGCCGCCCGATCTGCCGGTTGTCCCGGCATCGCGTAAGCGGAAGGCGTGACGGTCGTCAGAGACGGCAACAACCTGGCAACGTCGTGAGGCGTCGCCATTCGCACGTAGGAACCATATGACCCAGCTTGCAGATGATGCAGCAGTCGGCGGTGACATCGAGATCGATGACGCTCCGGCTACCCCAAAGACCGGAGACGACCTTGCCGACATGCTCGGCTTGGAAGAGGACGAAGAACTACCCGAGGAAGAGGCTGAAGAGCCCGACACCGAGGAAGACGAGCAAGAGGAAGACCCGGAAACTCCGGCCATCGACCCTCCGAACTCGTTAACGGCCGAGGAAAAGGAGGCTTTCAAGAAGCTCCCGCGCGAGGCGCAGGAATTTACCGCGCGCCGCATTGGGGAGCTTGAGAAGGGCTTCAACGCCAAGGCACAAGAGGCCGCCAACACTCGACAGGCGGTCGAGAATGAAGCCCGAGCAGTCATCGCCCAGCAATCGCAGCGAATGGCGCAAGAGCTTCAGCAATACGCGAGCATGGTCACCCCACAACGCCCTGACCCGGCCATGCTCCAGTACGACCCCCAGGGCTTTTACCAGGCGCAGTCCCAATACGAGGCCGCAATTGCCCAGCGCACAGAAGCGCAGCAACAGGCAGCCATCTATGAGGATCAGGCCCGACAGCAGGCGGCCGCGATCGAGCAGGCAGAAATGCAGGCCGAAGTCGTGACGCTCCGCAGTCAGTTTCCGGAATGGTTTGCCCCGGAAACCAGCGCGAACCTTCAGAAGGATCTGACGGCCATCGCCCTGGAGCTGGGCTATTCGGAAACGCACGTCAGCCAGGCACGCGCCGCTGACATTTTGGCAATGCGCAAAGCATCCGAATGGAAGGCGAAAGCCTCGAAATGGGATGCCGCGATGAGTGCCAAGATGAAAGGCGTCGCAGCCGCAAAGACGCTCCCCAAGGTCGCCAAGCCGGGCGTTGCTCGGACCGCAGACCAAGGGCGGGCGAACAAGGCTGAAGCCGCTTTCCAGCGCGCCGTAGGTGCCCGTTCGCGGGACGAGAAATCGGCAGCGTTTGGAGAATACCTCACCAACGCCGGCTTGCTCGACTGAGCAGCGGCTTGGGCCACGTCGTGAGACGTAAACCCTCCCAATAGATGGACAATTTACCATGGCTGTTGCAGCAAATACCATTCAGAACGTCGCGCGTGTCGGCGTTCGCGAAGACCTGGACGACAAGATCGCCGCCCTCTTCCCCGACGATACTCCTTTCATCGACGCGATCGGCCGTTCCAAGGCGTCGAATACCTACACCGAATGGCAGACGGATAGCCTTGTCGCGGCCAACGCGAACAACGCGACCATTCAGGGCGACGACCTGACCAACGACAACCGTCCGAACACGACCCGCGTCGGCACGCACACCCAGATCATGAAGAAGGTCGTTGGTTCGTCCACGACCGTCGAATGGACCAACAAGGCCGGGCGTCGCTCGGAACTGGCCCGCGAAATCATGAAGGCGGGGCGCGAGCTTCGCACCGACATGGAGGCCCGTTGCACCGGCAACTATGCGTCGGTTGCGGCTACGGCCGGCGTTGCGGGTCAGACCGCTGGCGCTCTGGCGTGGCTCACGTCCAACGTGTCGCGCGGTGCGACTGGTGCGAACGGCGGCTTCTCGGCCGGCATCGTTGCCGCTGCCACCAACGGCACGCAGCGCGCCTACACGGAAGCCCTGCTGAAGCCTGTGCTTCAGTCGGTCTGGGTCAACGGCGGTAACCCGACGATGGTTATCACCAACGGCACCCAGAAGCAGGCAGAGGCCGGTTTCGTCGGTCTGGCCACCCAGCGCCGCGAGACGGGTAACAAGAAGCTCACGATCGTTGCCGGCGCCGATGCCTATGTGTCGGACTTCGGTACGATCCAGTTCGTGCCCGACCGCTTCTGCTCGGCCCGTGATGCGCTGATCGTGGACCCCGAGTATTGGGACATCGCCGTTGGCGACTCGATGCAGGTCAACGATCTGGCCAAGACCGGCCTTGCCACCCGCAAGGAGATGCACACCGAATTTGCGTTGCGTTCCTTGAATCAGGCGGCGTCGGGCGTGGTGGCTGATCTCACCTAAGACTGATCGGGGCGGGCTTCGGCTCGCCCCTTTCATACGGGAGCAACAACATGGCGAAAGCTGCACAGCCTGCGAATGCGGGTGTGAAGATCCGCGTCACCAAAGATGGCGTGTTTATCGCCGACGACGAGCGCCGCGACACTGGCGCCGAAGAGACGGTTTCCGCTGACATTGCCAAAGCCTTGATCGGGTCGGACCATGCCGAGCGCGTCTGAGTGGGAGCTGGTTGACGACGGCTCATGGAACGGCGTCCGCAAGTGGATGAAGGCGACCGGAGAAGACCACGGCACGGTCACGGTCAAATATGAAGGTTTCGACGTTCCTCTGATCCTGGAGGACAACAAGCGAGCCCAGAGCGAGGCGCACGATCGCCGCTCGGAGATGTGGCACGCGGCTAAGATCCCGGCATCGGTGCTGCTCAAATGGCGCATCGAACACGGGTTGGACATTTTCAATCCCAATCATGCGGAAGGTGTGCGTCGGCTGCTCAACAGCAACGAATACCGCCACCTTCGCCGCGTGCCTTTCCAGATTTGAGGGCTAGACCATGACGGTAGTTACCATCAACGACACCGCCCAATACAAGGCGGCGAGTGGGGAAATTCGCGAGGCTCAGGGTGTCTTCAACATCGGGCTAACCGGTGATCCGAACGCACAGATTTTCCAGCCCGCACTGACGGCCAATTTCTGGAATTACGCCTGCCCGACTGGCGGTATCGTCAACTCGACTACGGCGGTAACGATCAAGGCGGCCGGCGGCGCTGGTGTCCGGAACTACATCGAAGGCATTCAGATTTCTTGGGACGCGCTTACTGCCGGCGGCGAATTTGCCATCCGTGACGGTGCTGCCGGAACGGTGCTGTGGCGCTTCAAGATCCCAACCGCCGCCGCTGGTCAGGCGCACACCAAGTTCGGCACCGCGTTACGCGGGACGGCCAACACGCTGCTTGAGGTCGTCACTCTGACTGCTTCGGGCGCCGGTGGCGTGTTCGTGGACGTACAGGGTTGGACGGGCGCATAAATCATGACGATCGCCCTCAACACCAACCCACCCGGCGCGATCGACAACTATACCGATTTGGTGACGGAGATCGGCGAATGGCTCAACCGCACCGATCTGAACGCACGTATCCCAGGGTTTATCAGGCTGTGCGAGTCCCGGCTTAACCGCCTGCTCCGCACGCCCGACATGGAGACGATAGCGCCGATCGTCGCGACGGCTGAGGACAACGCTCTTCCGCTCGACTTCCTGGCAATGCGCTCGCTCTATATCGAGGGCAGCCCCGACCGTCCGTTGAACGAATATTCGCCCAACTCGATCGCGCGGGCATACAACGGGTCGTCGGGTATCCCGGTCGGGTTCGCTGTGTTTAGCGGCATCCTTCGCCTTGTCCCGCCGCCCGCTGGTGCGACCACGCTGCAGATGGTCTATTTCGCCAAACTGACCCCGTTGACCGATGGTTCGCCGTCCAACTGGCTACTCGATTCACATGCAGATATTTATCTCTATGGGGCTCTGGTAGAGGCGTCGGCATTCATCGATGACAGCGCCCGCGCGCAACAGTGGAAGGGCGCGTATGATGAGGCGATCGGTGAGCTGATCGCGGCGGGCTCGAAGGCGCGCTACGGCTCTGGTCCGTTGGTCCCCACAGGCGTTCGGCAAGTTAGAGGCGTGACTTGTTGAAGCGCCTTGAGTTCGGCCCATGGGAGCCGGACAAGGCAGCGACAAGCACACTTCGCGACGCGCGCAACCTCATGCCGGGCAAGGACGGGTATTACCCCGTATCCGGCCTGAGCGCTGTTACGTCGGCAATGCCGGGGAATTTCATCGGGGGCGGGGCGTTCGTCGGGTTTGATGGCACAGCGGCATTGCTGGCCGGCACCTCGACGAACCTCTACCGCTATTCGGGTACAACGTGGTCGAGCGTTTACACGGGCTCGGCGTCGCATTGGCGTTTCGCTCAGTTCGGCACACTGGTGATCGCGGCTACAGGCGGCGCTCCGGTCAAGTTCGACTTGGCGGGCGGTGCAGCGGCTTTGCTCGGGGGCACGCCTCCCGCTGCATCGCTGGTCGCCACAGTGCGTGATTTTGTGGTTCTCGCGGGTGATCCTGCGGCAATCCAGACGGTCACGTGGTCGGGCTTCAACGACGCCGAAGGGTGGACCGGGGGCACGAACCAATCCGGTGATCAGATCCTTCCCGATGGCGGGGAGATCATGGGGCTTGCCGGGGGTGAATACGGGCTCATTCTCCAACGTCGGGCGATCAAGCGGTTGAGCTACGTCGGCACGCCGCTGGTGTTCCAGATTGACGAGATCAGCTCAAATGTCGGGTGCATGGCCAAGGGCAGCGTCGCTCAGGCTGGGCGGTTGGTGTTCTTCCTGTCCGAGCGCGGGTTTTTCTACACGGACGGCAACGACACGATCCCGATCGGTGATGAGAAGTTCAATCGCTGGTTTTTCGGCCGCTTCTCTCGCTCTGACATCGAGAATGGCTTGACCGCTGCGGTCGATCCTCGCGCCAACGTCGTTTATTGGACGATGCCGGGCTCGCCTGGCGTCGTGCTGGTCTATCACATCACCCTGCAAAGGGCGTCCTATCTCCAACTCTCGGTAAAAGCGGTGTTCGACGGGTTCACGGCCAATGTGTCGTTGGAAGCCCTGGACGCGCTCTATCCGAGCGGCATCGACTCTATCCCGGTATCGCTTGACGATCCGACCTTTTCCGGTGGCAGCCCGCTTATCCTGTTTTCGACCAACGGCAACGTCATCGCCACGCTGTCGGGCAACAATCTGGAAGCGAGGATCGAAACCGCAAGCTCCGAGCTGGCACCGGGCAAGCGCGTTCGTCTCCGTTCGTTCCGCCCTGTGACCGATGCCGAGAATGGCGCGATCGTGGTCGATATCAGGCCAACCGATGCCGGCGACCCGGCGACGTTCGCAGCTTCCGCAATGCGTCCGAACGGAGAGTATCCCGTCAGGGCGAACGGGCGTCATTCGTCAACCGCGTTCACGATCCCGGCGGCTACCAACTGGACCTATGTGTCAGGGCTCGACGTGACCTTTGAAGTGGAGGGCGGGCGATGACGCAGCACGTCTCTACGAACGATACGAATTTCCCTCGCTGGATTCGCTCGGCGGCGGTCGCCATCAACACAATGATCGGCGACCTGCTCTCGGTCGGTGACAGCATCACGACACTGACAACCGACGTTGGGACGCTCAATACGGAGGTCACGGCGCTTCAGGCGCCAACGATCATCAAGCTCACGCCTCTGGCATCTGCCCCACCCTCCCCGAGCGAAGGCTGGGTCTATCACGATAGCACGCTGCATAAGCTCCGCGTCTACGATGGCACCACGTGGCAGGCTTGCTGGTAGGCGTTTGGCCGTACTCGCTCACTGACGAAATTGTCGCATTACTCCAGCCCGCAGCCGACCTTGGCGGCGAGACTATTGAGTATGGACCGGGTTGGACGACCTGGACGGTACACGACGGCACGGATCTGGTTGGCGCGGCGCACTGCCGGCGCACCGTAGATCATGCGGTCGAAGTGGTTTTGGTTGGCGGACATGGCTTCCGCGATTGGATCGATCTGCTTGATGAGCGGATCGGGGCGTGGGCGCGCGACGAGGGGGCGACTGTCCTGCGCGCCTTTGGACGCAGGGGCTGGGCGCGCGTCCTATCGGAACAAGGTTGGTCGGTCATGCCCGGAGAACGGGTGACGATTTATGAGCGGGATATCTGCTAATGTCGAAGAAATCGAAAAGCACGACGACCAATGAACCGTCTGCTTATGCGAAGGGCTATATCACGCCTGCCGCGAATGCGTTGCAGGACACGTACAATGCCAATTCCGGCAACGTGCAGAACATGGCAAACTCGCTGTCTGGCGCGTTTCCCGGATTGCTTCAGCAGGCCACGACGACGAGCCCGCTTATGGGCGCCGCTAACGGCTATGCGACCGACGTGCTGAACGGGAAGTATCTGGGCCAAGGCAACCCATATCTCAACAACATGATCGATCAGACCGACCGCAGCGTATCGGATCGCGTGAACTCGACGTTCGGCGCGGCGGGTAGGACAGGAGGAACACAGCACGCCCAGGTTCTAGGCCAGAGCCTTGCCGATGCGGAAAACGGCCTGCGATATAACGATTACACGACAGAGCGCGCGAACATGCTGCAAGCGCTCGGTATGGCGCCGGGGCTCGATGCCGCGAAGTATGCGGGATACGCACCTGCGCTGGCTGTTGCTCAGGGCGCGGCTGGGCTGCCGATGCAGAATGCCAATCAGTATGCGAGCGGCGTTGGCGGCCTTCTTGGCCAATATAACACCCAAACCTCAACCCAGCAGCAAAGCCCGTTCTCCGGGCTGATGGGCCTGCTCGGTGCAGGGACTAGTATTGCATCACTATTCGTCAAACCGGGGGGTGGTCATTAATGGCTATGTTCGGCGCACTTCCGCGAGCGGCTTCGCTGTTCGCGCAACCCGGCTATGGCGCTCCGCAGGGCGCTACTCAGCCGGTGCAGAGCCCTCCTCAATATCAACCGTTCGCCCCGCCTGGGGGCATAGCCCCTGACTACAAGCCGACACTGCCTGAAAAGCTGGCGGCGATCGGCGGCATTTTGAGCCAATTGGGAGGCGTGCAAAACGACGCATTTTCGCAGTATCAGCAGAATCTCCAGCAGCATCGCCTGATGCAGCAGAAAGCGCAGGCTGACGCGGCGAAGATGTACCAGCCGCAGGACGTTGGCGGCTCACTGGTGCGTCTCAATCCGCAGACAGGCAAATACGAGGCGGTTTACACTCCCGACCCGAAGCCGGTGAACAACGACACTGCGAACGACTACGAGTACATCAAGGCGCACCTTGGACCGGAGGCGGCTGACGGCTACCTCCGCAACATAGCGGCCGGCCCCCCGATGGCTGTAGAGAATCCGGACGGCACGCGCACGATCTACCCGCGCGGCGCTTTCGGTGGCCAGCCCGCCGCTCCGATCGGTCCCGCGCTCCCCCCTGGATACAAGATCCGTACGCCGGGAGGTCCGACGCCGAGCGCGTCGGGCACCTTTCGACGTTAATGCGATCTGGCCCGCGCTGAACGCACAGGAAAGCAGCGGCAATTACGCGGCAGTTGGTCCGCAAACCCAATACGGCCAAGCACTCGGCGGAAACCAGCTTATGCCGGGAACTGCGAAGGACATGGCGGCCAAGCTGAAGCTGCCATGGCGCCCCGACCTACTCACCGACACGTCTCCGCAAGGCAAGCAGTATCAGGACATGCTCGGGCAGGCGTACCTGCAACAGGGCTATGACGCGACCGGCAATCTCCGGGACGCGCTGCGCTACTACCACGGCGGCCCCAATCGCGGGCTGTGGGGGCGCAAGACCAACAAATATGCTGACAGCATCCTCTCTCGGATGGGAACGAACTAATGCAGAGCTATCCCGAGGGCACGATTGCAGACGGCCCGAACGGCCCGATCGTGTTCCGTGGCGGGCAGTGGGTTCCGGCTGGCGGCAATGGTCCGCAGACGATCGGCGCGCCCAAGCCCGGCTATCAGTACGAGGGCCCCAAGGCCGCGACCGACCTTCAGAACGCGCAGCTCGAAACGCAAGCGAAGCGCATTGCGATCGAGAAGGCGCGCCGCGAGCTTGCCAACACGCCCGATCCCGATGCCCCGGTAACGCCGACCAGCAAGGTCAGTGGTGCGGAGTATCTCAAGACGCTTTCCCCTGCCGATGCAGCCCTGACTAAGAGCCTGGCCGAAGGACGCATGGCGTTCCCGACCGGCGCAGGATTGCGCAGCCCGTACTGGCAGAAGGCGTTGCAGAACGTCGCCAATTACGACCCGTCATTCGACGCGGTGAACTATGGCGCGCGAGCCGCGACCCGGAAGGACTTCACGTCCGGCAAGTCGGCGCAGAACATCAAGGCGCTGAACACCGCGATCGGCCACGTCGGGCAGCTTTACGACCAGATCAACGGCACGATGTCGACGGGCGGCTATCCCTTCGCGACGACGGTCAACAAGATTGGCAACTCGCTGGCGCGCGGCTCGGGCGATCCCGGCGTTACCAAGTTCTCCCAGACGGCAGGCGCTGTCGCGTCCGAGTTGACGCAGGTGTTCCGTGGTACGGGCGGCGCCGAAGCCGACGTGAAGCGCTACCTTGAGGAAATGGACCCCAACGCCTCGCTCGAACAGAAGCGCGCGGCGGTGCAAAACATCATGGGGCTACTCAAGTCGCGCCTTGACGCGATCGGCGACCAGTACACGAAGGGCATGGGCACTACTGCCCAGCCGCTCAACCTGCTGGACGACCACGCACAAAAGGTGTGGAACGCAGTCAATGGCGGCGCGGCTCCCGGCAGCACAAGCGTTCCCCCGGTTATCGGGAGCGGCCCGCCCACGATTGGTGGCGGTGGCGGCGCTCCCCCCGGAGGCGGGGGTCCGACCGGCCCGCAGTCGAACCCGCTCAACTACGCCCAAGGCCAGTATGGCGACGCCACCAATACGGAAGTAGCTGGCGCGACCAAGAGCATCCCCAACGAACTCGGCATCAAGTTCATGGGCGGCCTCAACGCGCTATTCCATGCCGGTGCGAGCGATGAGCGTATCCGCGCCTACGCCTCGCAGTTCGGCGTAGATCCGAGCGCACAGCTTGCCTATCGCAAGGCCAATCCCGGATTTCGTGGATCGATCCCGCCCGTTCCTGGCGGCCTATCGCTTCAGGTTCCCGTCACCGATCCCATGTCGAAGATCGCGAACGCGATGGCAGGTAGCCCGACCGGAACGTTTGTAGGGGAAGCTGGTAACGCGGCAGGGGCGGGCATCCCGCAATGGACGGCTGCACAGCTATCCGGCAATCCAGACCTTGCTCGCGCTCGCTTTGGTGTGGCGCGGGCGATGAATCCGCGTTCCGCGATCGGTGGCGAATTGATCGGCGGTACGCTCGGCGCAATCGGTGGGGAAACTGCCGCGCTCAAAGGCGCTGGCGCCCTCGGCAAGCTGGGCAATGTGGGTGAGGGCGCTATGGACGCGCTCAACTTCGGTGCGCGTCGTGCGGCAGATGCCGGGTATGGCGCGACCTCTGGCCTCACTGGCGCAGAGCCGGGGCAGGGCGGCTCTGGGGCGGTCAAGGGCGCCTTGGCGGGCACGTTCGGCGGGTTGCTGGGTGAGGGCATGGGCCGCTATGCCATAGAGCCTACCACGCGTCCGATCGGGCGGCTGTTTGGCAATGCTCCCGCTACGCCAAGCCCGGCTGATAACGCCCTGTTCAAGGCTGTCGGCAACAACGCCCCGGATATCAATGCGCAACTCGGTGAGGCGGCCAATCTCGACTTGCCGATGATGCTCGCCGATACCAATCCCGCGCTTCGTTCGCTGGCCGGAGCTGCCGTACGCCGCTCGCCCAATGCTTCGGGCATCGCAGAGAACGTACTGATCCCGCGCAACCGTGGCCAGATTGATCGCTTCGGCGCGGCTATCAACCGCGATCTCGGACCCATCGGAAACGTGCCACAAACAAGCCAGGAATTGCAGGCTGCGGCGCGCGCTAAGGCGGGCCCGCTCTACGATCAAGCGTACGCGGCGGGGCCGATCAATGACCCCGAACTGACCGCCTTGCTCAACAATCCGCAGATGAAGCCTGCGTTCGATGCCGCGAACATGTTCCGCGAGCAGGACGCAACGCTAGCGGCAGCGCGCGGCCAGCCCGTTCCTCCGCCCTTAGCTGACCCTAATGCCCCCGACATTCGGACCCTCGACTATATCAAGCGCGGACTTGACGGCAAAATCCGAACCGCGTTCACCGGCGGAGATCCACAGGCTGCTATGTCCGGCCCATTCTACAAGGATGCGCGCAATATCCTCCTGAGCAAGGCTGATGCGGCTGTCCCGGCATACGCTCAGGCTCGCTTGAGCTATGGTGGCCCAATGCGAGCCATGGACGCCATGGAAGCCGGGCAGAAGGCCGTAAGGCCGGGCATGACGGCTGATCAGCTTGGTGTCGATCTCGGCAAGATCGGACTTGGGGACATGCCGCAAATCCAACTTGGTTATCGCTCCGGGTTGATGGATCAAGCGAACAATATCCGCACGAACGGCAATCCGTATGAAGCGACGCTTGGCACACCGAACGCGGAAGCCAAGCTTAATGCGGTTTTCCCAGACAACGCCAATGTGACACGGCTGCTTCGCCAGCGCGACCTAGAGCGCCAAATGCAGGCCACCTCCAACGACATTCTCGGCAACTCGAAAACCGCTCAGCGCGGCATTGCCGACGAAGCGTTTGCGGGCGAGGATTTGCCCCAGATCGCCCTCGATACCGGGCTCAACCTAATGACCGGCCAGGTGCCGATCGGAACGATGGTCAAGGCGGGCATGGGTCAGTCCATGCGCGATGCGATCAAGTTCGGCGTGGGTAAGAGGGCGGCGAAGAAGGCTGATATTCTCGCGCCTACGCTGCTCAATCCTGATCCGGCAGCGTCGTCAGCCGAACTCGCCGATATTCTTGCCCGGTCGCAGGGTTATCGTGACTACCTTGCCCGTAGGCAGGGGATGTTCGGCCGCGCTCTCGGGATGGGTGGGGCGGGCGCGCTCACCGGCTACTCTACGAGCCAGTAATTTACGCTCTTTGCGGATCTCCCAGACGGTCAAGATCACGCCCTTAAAGAACACGACTAACCCGATTTTCCAAGGCTCCATGCAGCAATAATACCACGCCTTCGGGCGATGGGAAAGGACAGCCCGTGGCATTTTCCGATTATTCCACCACCCCAGGCTCCAACACGTCGATCGCGGGTACTAACGTTGCCGAGAATTGCCCGGCGGGTAACGTCAACAACGCAATCCGGCAGCTTATGGCGGACGGCAAGACGCTCAATAACATCGTCTCCGCGATCACCACGGGAATGCCGTACAGCGGCGGCGCGTTCACCGGGGCTATCACGTTCACTGGCGCAGGGGCCTATCGCTACAACGTCGATCCTACGCTTGTCAGCGGGCGGACGCACTTCTTGGTTGATGGCAGCGCGCGGCCGGCGAGCCCCGGTGAGGGCGAATTGGTCCTCTACTATACAGCATGAACCCCGATATTCGCGCTGGCGGAAGCTGGCACACCATCACTCGCGGCGAGATTTATCGCGGCGGATCATGGCGCACGCTTACTCGGGGTGAGATCTACAAGGGCGGGGCGTGGCACGCGCTGTTCAATTTCGTGCAGCCAATGTCGGTTGTGGTGTCACCCAACCCGGTGACGCGGACAGGGCATCACTCACCCGTTGAATCTGTCAGCGTAACCGCGACCCCGACCGGCGGTGCATCCCCGTACACCTATGTCTGGTCAGTCACTGGCGGGATCACGGCGACCGCCCCGACCAATGCAGTGACCACAATGTCGGCCGCTCTGGCTGACGGCAGCACGGCGACCGGCACTGCGACTGTGATCGTGACGGATTCCCTCGGGACGACCGCGACCGACTCCACGCCCGTCTCCCTGACCAACGCAGGCCCAATCGACACCGGCGGCCTGCAATAACCCTCACTGAGAGTGTTGCTCATGTTTCATTACTTTGAAGCTATCACCAATACCAAGGGTGATAGCCTGATCGGCTATTTCGCGCGCGTGACCGATCCAGCGACGGGCAATGTCGTGACGATCTCCGCAGATGCCAGCGGGACGCCGATCGAGACGGTATCTGGTGTTGCGGGGATGGCCAAGACCGATGCGGCAGGCAATCTGTCATTCTACATCGCCGCTGGCACGTACAACCTCAATATCTACGCGCCCGACGCCGCGACGTTCATCTATCAGGTAACGAATGTTGGCATGTCGCAAGGCACTGACGGCGATGACGGCCTGTCCGCTGCGATCGTCAGTGTTACGGCCAACACGCTTACGCCGGGCTCCCCCGCCACCGCGACCAATGTTGGCACTTCGCTCGCCGCGCAATTCGTGCTGGGCATTCCCGCCGGTACTCCGGGCACCAACGGCACGAACGGTCTTGACGGCACGACCGGTACACACTGGACCGGAAACGGGCCTCCCGCGAGCAATCTCGGCATCAATGGTGATGATTACGTCGATCTGCTGACCGGCATTACCTACGGGCAAAAGACCGGCAATCTGTGGCCGCTGGCGGGTACCGCCGATATAAATTCGCCGTGGTCGCATTATGACCTGAGCACTGGCGCAGCGTTCCCGTCGTCTATCCTCGCATGGACGCGCGCCACCCCCGCGACCGCGATCATGACGAACCTGTGCTATCACGACGCACCGGGGGCGAGCTATTCGACGTTCGGGCAGAACGTCCCGATCACGCGCGCAGATCTTGGCGTTGCGGTATTCCAGACCTCGCGCAACGTGTTCCTCAATTCGACTGCGCCGGTTACCCAGAATTGCACGGTCGTTGTCGGCACGATCATCGTTTGGTCGAACCACGACGCCGGTGTCACGATCACCACGGCAGCGGGCACGGCAACGGGTACGGGCTTTGGGGCCATCGTCCCCGGAACGCCGCAAATCCTGACGATCACCGGTGCGGGCACTATCTCGGTCACCAAGTCGGGTTCGGGCACGTGGTATGCCTGCCAGGTCGAATATGACCCGATCCTGCCCGCCAACTCGGTAGCCTCTCCGCTGATCATCACGGCAGGTGCGGCGGTCACTCGCGATGCCGACACAAACCTTGCGTCTGGCTCGTTGCTGTCGGTGTTCCAGGGCTCGACCGGCACGTTCCTGATGGAGGTGTCGCGGGTCGAACGCCAGACCGGATATGGTCGCACGCCTACTATGTTGGGCGTCAATAACACCAGTTACTCCGTGATTTCGAACAACACCACCGCCGCCCACAATGGCGCATTGGTGACCACCGGGCTTGGTAACCAGACCTTCGATACCAGCGAGAAATTCGCCTTTTGCTGGGGCTCGGGAACGCAGTCGTTCGGCTGCGGCGATGCTCGCCCGGCGGCCTATGCCACGGCGTTTATCTTCGGCTCGGTCACTGTCATCCGTATCGGCTGTAAGGATGCTCTGACGGCGGGTCAGTTCGCGCTCTGCGGCTGGATCAAGCGTATTAAGTGGCGGACTGATCGCGTCACCGATCGCCAGCTTTACGACGCCTATTCTGCGTACACGCTGCCGACCTCTTCGATCGTCCGCACCTTCGCGCCGGGCCTGCAACTGCCGCGCTTCAAAGCGGCGATTGCTGCCGTCCGCGCCGGCACGCGCGATGCGATCTATCTGGGCGAGGGCACCAGTCACACGGCGGGCGTGTTCCCCGGCGGCACCCCGCGCGCCAATAGCGTCCCGTCCAAGGTCGCGGCGCGGCTTGCGGCCTCGCTCGGCATTGCCGTCCGTGTCTGCGGCTGGTTCGGTAACAACAACTCTGCCCCCAGCACAGGCGCGAGCATCTATCAGCCCGAGCGCCTGACGTTCTCTGCCAACTGGAGCGCCTACGGGACGCAGCTTGGCGGCGCGTCCATGAAGACCTCTACCAACGGGGCGACGATCACCGATACGGTGCCGGGCACGTCCGACACGTACACGGTCTATTACTGGACGTTCCCCGGTTATGGAACTTGGACCGTTTCAGACGGTGGCGGTCACAGTAAGGCGGTAGCGTCGGAAACCTCCTACACCGCGTCGATCGCCACCACGACCATGACGGTGACCGCAATTGCGACCGGCTATCTGGCGCCGCGTGACATTCTGACTGGTTCGGGCGTCACCGCCGGTACGACGATCGTCAAGCAGCTTACTGGAACGACTGGCAGCACGGGCACCTATCAGGTCAGCGTGTCGCAGACCGTTGCCAGTACCAACATCAAATCGATCGGCTTGCATTCGGTCACGCTGGCTCCCGCTGACGGCGTGGTGCGGGGCACGAACACCTTTACGATCACCAGCACCGATACGCTCCCCAAGACGTTCTGCGGCGCACTCGATCGTGATAGTGTCGTCAAATCGCTACTTGTCGTCAATGGCGGCACGTCGCTTCGCACGGCGCTTGTCCTGTCGCTGGATGGCGCCAACTCGGCAGCGGCGGAAAACACCGTGCAAGAGGTCGTTCGCACGCTGGCCCCTGACCTGACCGTGTTTGAGGGCGTCACCAATGACGCTTCGACCGGCTCCGACCCGACCGCATTCCAAACGGCGATCACCACTTGCGTTTCGCAGGCGATGGCATTTGGTGATGCGATCGTACAGGGCGACCCGCCCACCGGGTTGGGCTTGATCACTCAGGCGACGCAAGACCTCTACACCGCGCTCCAATATCGTGCCGCCATGCCGTTCGGCATCCCGATCGTTCCGCTACCCGACGTTCTGCCAACGCAGGTTCGGCTGAGTGCTATGGGGTTCTACGGCGACACGACCCACTTCAACGGGACGGGTACGATCTCGGGTAACGATGACATCACCGGCAAGATCCTCGCCGACTTCATCACGGCCAACGTCTAATGGTCCTGATGTTCTGCCGTTCCGGGGTTGTCGATCGGGCCGGGGTTCTGGCTGGCGGCATACATCAGTCCCAGCATCAGCGCGATGGCGACAGCGACGATGGTTATTTTCGCGCGCGTCGAGATCATACGGCTGTCAGCCCGACACAATCCGAACACTCGCCCGGGCCAGAGCTTTCGATCTCACGCCCGCACGCATGGCAATGCCCGTCCTCGCCCAAAGCCGAGCGGAAAGCGGCCACTATTGCGTTGATGATGAAGCGCATTGGTGGAGTTTACCGCACCGCCCCAGCTTTGCAAAGTGTCGTCGCATGACCAGTTTGATTGAAGCGGCGGCCCTCGTCTTAGGTGGTGGCGGCTCAACCGTCTTTGCCCAAGCGATTGCCGGGTGGTGGAACGGGCGCAATGCCGAACACCGTAGCCAGCGCGACACCGACGTTAAGCTGGAGGAACACCGCGACAGCCTGACGTTCGACCTATTAGCAGCGGCGCGCGAGGAAATGGCCGCGCTCCGGTCGGAGGCGTCATCGCTTCGCCCGCTGCTGTTCCACGCCGCGCATCTGGAGGAAGCCCTAGACCACCTCTACGCCCTCCTCCACGCAGAGGGCGATATCGAGCGCTTGGCCGCAGAGCGCCGCGCCAAATCATTCCTGAGACGAATGCGCCCCGATCAGGGCGAGACTAAATAGCAACAGCATAGGGAGCAAGCTTTTGCCAACACCCCCGCTAGCGGACGAATTAGCGTTCGCGGCAGTCGAGGCCGTGCGCGAGCATGGTTCTGTGACAGCCGCCGCGCTCGCCTTGGGTATCCCACGGCAGACCTTTGACGGCAGATACAAGATCGGCGTTCAACGACAGGCTAAGACGGGGGTTGAGGCTCCTTACATCGTCAAGGGCACTAGCACCTATTTTGACAGCGACGGCAACGCTCGTGCGCAGTGGGTGAAAACGAGCGTAGACGCAGAGAAGCGCGCCGACATGATGCGCGCGGCAATCGAGGCGATGGCGGAAAAGCTTCCCCGCGTTCGCGCGCTCACGCCGCCCGCCGATACCAACGACGCACTCTGCAATCTCTACGTTCTCACTGATAGTCACGTCGGTATGCTCGCATGGGGCAAGGAGACGGGCGCCGATTGGGATCTAGGCATTGCCGAGCGCGTCTTGACTGGCTGCTTTATGCGCATGGTGGACGCCGCCCCGAGGGCGACAGAGGCCGTTGTCTGCCAGTTGGGGGACTTCCTGCACTTCGACTCCCTAACCGCTGTCACGCCCGCCCACGGGCACATTCTGGACGCGGACGGACGGTTCTCGAAAGTCGTTGCCATCGCCATTCGCGTGCTTCGCCGGGTGATCGATTACGCGCTCGCCAAGCATGACCGCGTGCATGTCGTGATGGCGGAAGGCAACCACGACGAAGCGTCATCGGTCTGGCTGCGATTGATGTTCGCCGCGCTCTATGAGAACGAGCCCCGCGTCATCGTCAACGATAGCGAGCTGCCGTACTACGTGCACCGCCACGGCGACACGATGCTGGCGTTCCACCACGGCCACAAGCGCAAGAACGAACAGCTTCCGCTCCTATTCGCCGCGCAATTCCCGGTCATGTGGGGCGCCACGACCAAGCGCTATTGCCACACCGGGCACCGGCACCACGAAGAAACCAAAGAGCAGGCGGGCATGAAGGTGACGCAGCACCCGACGCTTGCCGCCAAGGATGCCTACGCAGCGCGCGGCGGGTGGCTGAGTGAGCGCCAGGCATCCGCGATCACCTATCACAGCCGGTACGGGAAGGTCGGGGAAACGATCGTCACGCCCGAGATGCTGGAGGCAGCATGAGCGCCCTCAACACACAAGAGGGCGGCGACCATTATCGCAAGCTCCCAATCCAGCCCATCGAATACATCATCGCGAACAAGCTGCCCTTCATTGAAGGTGCGGTTGTGAAATACGCTACCCGCTGGCGCGACAAAGGCGGGATCGAAGACCTGAAGAAGGCCCGCCACTTGCTCGACATTCTGATCGAGCACGAGGGGCGCGGCGTCTTCGACTGAACCACCAAAGGACCGCGCCGATGACGCCAGAGCTATTGCTGTGGCGATCGTATCGGCTCGTCCGCCAGAGAAGGCCCTACGAAATGAAGTTCAAGCTAATCGAGGAATGGCGTTCCGCGTGGCGCTGGTGGAGCATGCGCCTTGCCGTGATCGGCTCGGCCGCTGTCGCCTATGTGCTGGCCTATCCCGATATCCTGCTTTCGACGTTGAACGCGCTGCCGCCTGAAATGCGCGCCGTGTTTCCGCCGTTCATGGGCTTTGCGTTGCTCGCGGTCGTTTCGATCGCTCGGCTGGTAAAGCAGGGGAAGCACGATGGCTGATCGCGCGAAGAAGGCGATCGGCGGTAGCCTTGCCGCTGCAACCGCTATGGCGCTCGCTATGGCCGTAGCATCGCTCAAGACCGATGAGGGTAAGCGCAACGTCGATTATCTCGACATAGCCCGCATTCCGACAGCCTGTTACGGTCACACCGGGGCAGGGGTGAAGGTCGGGACGCGCCGTTCCGACGCAGAGTGCGAACGCCTGCTGACTGACGACGCGCAAAAGCACATCAACGGCGTGCTGCTCTGTACGCCGGCACTGGCCTATCACCCGTACCAGCTCGCCGCTGCCACGCGCTTGACGTTCAATATTGGGCAGAGCGCCTATTGCGGCTCCACGATCGCGCGTCGGTTCAACGCGGAGGACTATCGCGGGGGGTGTGACGGCTTCCTCGCGTGGAACAAGGCGCGGATGAACGGCAAGATTGTCGTCGTGAAGGGCCTTGCTGACCGTCGGTCAAGGGAGCGGGCCATGTGCCTGACCGACCTATGATCACGTTCCTAGAGACTGTCGGCTCCTATCTCTGGCGCAACTGGCGCGTGGCGATCAGCATTGTCGTCGCTGTCGTCGCCGCATGGTTCCTTCACGGCATGGCTGTCACGTCCGCCTATAACCGGGCGTTCAACGCTGGCTGGGCAGCGCTGGCGAAGGCCAACGCCGACACCGCTAACAAGGCGCTTCGGGTCAACGACGCGGCTAAGGACAAGGCCGCCACAGAGCGCGTGAACGATACCGCGATCATCTCCAATCAACAGGACGCCCGCAATGTCGCTATTTCCGCCGCCCCGCCTTCTAGCACTGGCTCTGCTACTCGCGCCGCTAACTGCGTGCGCTGGACGCAACAGCATCCAGGTCGTTCCGATCGGCCCGCCGGTTGCTGATCTAGCGGTTGATGCCAAGCCGGTGATGCCGGATGCCGCGATCACAGACGACGCGGTGTCGGCTAAGTACGGCAGCGACGTGGAGGGCTGGGGAGATCGCGGCTGGGCTGCCGTAGCGCGCCTCTGCCGCTGGGCTCAAGCGAACCATATGCCGCACCCGGATTGCCCCACCCCCTAAGGCGCCGTGGACACGAGGCAAGTAACGACTCAAGCAGGGTGTCCACGGCGGGTTATGGGTGCCCGTGCGTTTCCAACATGTCGATATGCTTTTGCGCGACAGTCACCACAGCGCTATTGAGATTGGCCACTAGCGGGCGCAGGGCGGCGCTTTGTAGGTACATCTCCCGATCGATACTCGACCATGTGCGCTCGCGCTGGAAGTTCACGCCTAGTCGGTCCTGCACACCTTTTTCCATCCCTTCACCTTACTCCTTTCCTCTACCGAACGCAACTTGACGGGGAGGGGGTTATCTGTTAGCGATGGTGTTGGTCGCGGTGAACCGGAGACGGTAACGGAATCGGAAAACCCGCCAGACAAGCACCGGCCGATTTGGGGCAGCGGATACCCTGGAAAGCCCGCGAAAAACGGTCTGGATCGTGACCAACATGGCTGGAGACCGGGGAGCCCGCCACCGCGCGGCTACGGGCGCGATGAGTCTCCAGCCACTTCCTTTGTTGGAAACCGCGCTGCACGATAGCGGCATGAAATACGAACCCGACCCCGAATTCGGCATCCCCATCGGCCTCCCTCCCGAGATGATGCCAGATATACCCCGTATAAGAACGGCAAAGGAGGATGGAGAAGCTATCTACTTTGCGATGGCGAAAGCTGGGAAGCGGGAGCGGCGGCGCTAGGCGCGGCGCCCAACATTGCCGCGTAAATATCGCCGGGTGAGTTCAATAACGCGCTGATAGGTCCGCGCATGATCTTCGCGTCGCCGGCCTCGAACATCTCCATGGTCGGCTCAATCGGAACCAGTTTCCAGCCTTCGGGAATTTCCATCATATATCCTCCTAGCCTATCTCAGGGTTTGGGAGAGACGCCTTCGCAGCTGATTTCTTGCCGTCGCTATATGCGAGTAGAACGGCGACGATCAGGATCAGCAGCTGCCACCAATGATCAGCGGTTACCCCGATCAGCACGGATGCTGCAATTAATCTGACCATCTCGTCCTAATCCAATGTATAGCAGCAGCTATAAGGGTGAAAGCTAGTATCCATAGACCGAGTTCAACGAGGGTAGGGCCTATCATTGGGCGCGTCCTTCGGACCGGGCTACCCATGAACGGAGCCGCAAGCGTCTCCGCCTTCGGTGGGTATCCCTCGCGCTTCGAACTTCGCGCAAAAGAAGTCGGGTCCTGTCCATAGCTCGGCAATGTATTGGCTGCCGTCTTGCACAAAGGCCCGCTCTTTGCGGAATGCCTCGGTCATTGCCTTCGCCCAGCGCTCCCCAACATCATCGTAGAGTATTTCGACTGTCGGCTCGTTATCGGGATATTTTGGTACGCCAGCTGTCGCCTCATCCTGAATGTCCCATCGGGCGCGCACGGCGACACATTTCCGGAAGCCGGCCATCTCGGCCTCCCATTGGTCGCCCTTTTCCCAATGGCGGCATTGATCACAGCGCATAAGTTACCTCCATACGCGATAGCGATCGCAGCGCGGTATGGTCGCAGCGGCTTCTCCCGCGCCATATTTTGAATATATGCGACGAACTTACACCTAGGGAACGGGCGACAGATTTTTTGGACTCTCCGTTGGAGACACGGCAGATGACATCCGACACCTGCCGGTCGGTCAATTTAGCTTGCGGGTTTCGCTCTCCCAACAGGGCCGTTCCGTGCGCCCGCTTATCGGCCTCATTCATGCTTCTTGTTTTATAGCTTAAGTTCGATAGCCTAGCATCAAGTCGATCGCCATTTGAATGGGCAACCTGATGCCCATCCGGACGCTTGCCAAGAAACGCATGCGCCACCTCAGCATGAACGCGAATGGTCTTAGACTTTCCATCGGCATAAATGCCTACCGAGAGATACCCGTTTGTGTCGGGCCTCGTTGATAGTATTCTCCGTGGACCACGCACTCTTCCATCAGTGCTTACATCGTATCCGGGGTACCTAGTTGGCGCCCACTGCTCTATAGCTTCGCTCATTTTGATGACCTGTCTATGCTGTGCTGCGGAGACAACTTGTTGGCTCGACCGTAGGCAAGAGCGCGGGCCGTCAGGCATCGCACAGCCACTATTCCCTACCGATCGGAAGGGAACGGATAGCAGCGGCGATGTGCTCACCCGCTTCGTTCCACACCTCCATCTCGCGATCGGTCGGCGTATTGTAGCACGCGTTCTCCGCCACCTTCGCACAAGCCTCTCTGACCCTCTCGGCAGTTGTTTGCGTTTTCTGCAAAGAAGTGGCTTCGGCCGAGCAATTTGCGTTTTCTGCAATTTGCTCCCCTGGTATCGGCGCTACGTCGAGCATGGCGGTCAGGGCGGAGACGGGATAGATCTGCACCGATCCCGGTTCGTACATGCTCTCGACTGCATAGCCGAGCGCCGTGAGATCGGTGCGATACCAGCCCCGGACATGCCCACGCCAAGATGCTCGACCCTTCTTCATGACGAGATCGCCCAGCTTGAACTCCGCGTCTGCCGGCCACCCCTCTAGCTGCTGTGCAAAGGCGAGGAACACGTCAGCCTGTGCCCGATTGCGGATCGTCTTTGCCTCATCGAACTTCACGATCTGCGACAGATTCTCGCCCGGCCAATTGACCTCCGGCTCGGCTTTGGACGTGTCGATCACGTAGTAGCTGTCGGTCTTCGCATCGAGACATTCGATCCGGATCGCGTTCGCAAGCTCAAGCGCCCTTAGCGCCCGTTCAGCATCATCCTTCATGGGAGGAGTCCTTGAGGGTGGCGCCACGCTTGATGCAGCCGCGTTCCGAGCACGCGATCGGGTGATTGCACCGTTCGCCGGGTACGTCGCAGACCCCTCCGCTCTGGCGGCTGGACTGTTTCGCATCATCCTTCATGGGGCGCTCCTAGTGTTGCGCGTCGGGCGGCATCACCCATCTCGAAGCGTGCATCACCGATGCTTGGGCGGCGGTCGTAGACGGCCATCGCGAAGCAACATGACTGGCACCAACGATAGGTCACCAGTTCGCCCTCTGCGCGCTCGACCATGACGCGATTACGGGTTCCCGGCTCGCAGGAACCGGCACACGTGTGGCATGTTCCGCCCTTCCGGTTCGTCACCATCTTGTCGGACAGCGCAACCTCACCATCGCCGAAGTCGCGACGAATAGCCCCGCCTCTGGATGCCTCGTAATTGCGGTACCGTTCAATTGGAATGCGTCGCCATTCAACCATTGAACCGCTCCGTTTCGCTCTCGTGAACGGAACCCGTTCCGGTTTCCGCCCTCCGGGCTTCGATCGCTTGCGCGTATGCGTCAGCCAGCATCCGCAGGTCGCCGATGGTCGGCGTTTCCGGCGCTCCGCAGGGCGGGTTAGCGGTCGATGTGAGGCAGGGCCGATAGTTCGGCTCCGGGTCGTGCATGAAGATGCTACCAGGATAGCGCGGCGTGCCTCCGGCGTAGTGCGGCACTGCCGCCGCGAACTTGGCGACGAACGGGGCGATAAGGTCGAACGCCTCTTCCGCCCGACGGCGCGCCTCTCGGTCGCGTTCCGCCTGCCGATACAGGTTGAGCTGCGCAGCCTCGGCCCTTGCCACTGCCCTGCACGCCGCGCAGGTCACGTTATCCGATTGGTCGGTAAAACGGTGCGGGAAGGTATACGGCGTACCGCACAGGGATGTTTCATCCTCGGCGACCTTAAGGTGCCACGGACCGTCCGCGTTAGGGATCGAAACCGAAGGCGACGACGGAACGGCGTCGTGCGGAGCATGAGAGCCCGACGGCGAAGCCGGAACGCAATTATCCGTCACTTTTCATATCCTTATCCATGTCAGGGGAAGGTGAAGGGGGTGTGGCGAGGGCTTCGGCAGTCAGTGCGTGGGCTCGCCAATCTGCTTCCGCGAAAGGCTCCCCGTCGATCCCGATGCGACTTGCCCAGCCGCAATCGCACACCCATTTCACTTGGCGGAACGCGGGCACAATCTCTCGGCCGTGATGGCCAGCCACCGATGGACGCGGCATCGCAACCAGTTGTTGGGCGGAGCGTAGCCCGAGATATGCTGCGGCTCGGTAGTGAGCGTGAACAGGGAGGTTCGCCAAAGCCGCGAATGCCTCACCCAAGCCAGATATTTCGTCGTCAGCGTCCGTCACAATCCCTCTCCTATTGCTCGGAGGCTGGCGGCGGTGATTGCGCGGGCGGTTCGGCCAATCTCGTCATCGCCAGATGCGCGGCCACGAACGCATAGGTCGTCGTTGACGCCGTAGCTGGCCCCATCGTTTGGCACGATGTACGCAGACCCGTGGCCAGTCGCGATGACGACGTTATGTGGTCGCCCGCACTGGTAACCCACCAGCGACATGGCACTGTCTATCGAATCGGTGACCGGCGTAGCGTGCGGCACGCCCGACTTTCCCGTCACCTTCCTGCCGTTATGCGGCGGCTCGCGGTATTCGACCTGCGTTAGCCCATCGCCGAGAGCAAGGTGTCCGACGTACCGAACACCCTTCAATGCGCACCAGATCAGCGCGTCAGTTTCCCGACACGGCCCGCTCAACGCCTCAACTTGCTCAGCCAGGCTTCGTAGCGTTTCCCGGTTAGTCATGACCCGACAGTCCTTTCTGCAAATCTTTCTGCAAACATGACTTCGGCGCGGAAATTTCGGGCGTGCAGAAAGGAGGTGCGCCCAGGGGCATGAAGCCAGAACCAGCGCAGGACGGGCAGTTTCCACCCAGATAGTCGCGCTTGGATTCGAACACCCATCCGTCGCCGTGGCATTGCTTGCACCACAGATCAGGCGACGCGCCGAGCAGGCATGGATCGCAATCGCCGCACGCCATCGGGTGGCCGGCAGGGTGATGCGAAACAGCGCACCTGTTGTGGACACGCTCACCCACGCGCGCCTCCCTCATTCGAGGGGTTGGGGAGAGGGCGGTTCATGCTGCCCTCCGTTGCGCATGTGACATATTCTGGGTCTGATCCATTTCAGACCCATGATTTGTGACAAACCCGCCCCATTGATCGGCCATCGCTGCCGCAATTCCTGGATAGAACCGCGCCCGCTCCTTGCCGCGATCGGCGCCCGGCGACATGAAGAACACCCGCTCCCGCTCAGCGCGGGGCAGCGTCATCATGTGTTCGTAGACGTTGTCCGTTTCGGTGAGGCGCGGAAGGCCCCACAAAGCGAGCCCGGTCTTTTTCTGCTCGGGGTGACCGTGCTGCCATGGCTGGACGTACTGAACGTCTGCAACAAGCTCGCGGCGCAGGATCGGGAAGATGACGCTGGCAGGATTCTCGACGGCGACATGCTCGGCATTGGCCAGAGCAAGCTGCACAGTATCTACAGACCAGTCGATCGCCGCCAGCCGCTCGTCGTGCTTCGCTTTGCCGGCGCCGTAGTGCTTGTTACCGCACACAGCCATCGCGGTGCAGTCGATGTGCAGCACAATGAGCGACCACCAGCGGGACGTGATCGCAACCCGAACATCGCCCTGGATATGCCAGTGCTGTTCACCCTCAGTCGGCAGCAGATCGCAGGACCATGCATCGAACCCAAGTGCCCGGAAAGCGTCGCGAACCGTAGCGCTGTATTCACAGCCGATGAGAACGGGCCCGCTCATGCCCTTTCCCCATCATTCAGGATAGAAGTGAGACTAGGGTTGGCATTAAGCCGCTCGATCTCTGCTTCGATCTCAGGGCAGCGGGTGAACCATTCGCCGTGGAGGCGGTGGGCTGCGAACTGGCGGTGGTATTCACGTTCTAGCGACGGCGCTGCTTGCACCGATGCCCACAGCCGTAGCGGGTAGGCATTGGCCAACCGCAGGTCGCGCAGGCGGGTATTGACGCGCGCGGCGAAGCCAATCTTGATCGGCCCGCCCTCAGGACCAGCGAAGTAGATCGTGGCCGTCGCTGGCATTGGTCGCAGAAGACGCGGGGCTTCGAAACCCCCGCCAGCAAGGGTAACGATGACCTGTTCGATCAATTCGCCATTGTCACCAGGAACCATCTTGCCGGTGTGCGTGACTGACGCTTCACCGCCCATCCGAACGATGTAGGGTGAGGTGTCGCGGCTCATAGCGAGGCACCTTTGACCATGGCGGTCTGAGGCTTATAATGGGAACAATCCATGACGCGCTCCAATCGCGTTGTGGCGCCCTCGCTTGCTGGCAGGCAGGCGGGGGCAAAAACCCGAGAGGTTCGGGTGGTTCGACTTGTACCACCAACACGAACGCAAACGGAACGAAGCAAGCCTATAGTGGCGAAATCTCCAGCGCGGTTGGCTGGAAAACCCCAAAGTGGCTTACTGGTCCTACGTTTACACCGAGAATGCCGGGGGTTCAAGTCCCTCACCGCCCACCACGCTTTTCCGCCATTTTTGGCGATGCACCCGAGAGGTTCGCGTGGTTCCAATGTACCAC